GCGTAACTGACGAGGGCAATCATCATCACATCAATGGAACATACGTATCGGGTTCCGCTTTTGATAGTAACGAGATTGTCGCGTTTGATTTCTTTGTGACCGGGGACAAGGGCGATCAAGGTATCCAAGGCATCCAAGGCCCGACAGGCAGCAGTGGTGCTACCGCCCTGCTCACTGGCTACGTATCAGGTGCTGGCACGGTCGCAGCAACCGATACGGTGGTTCAAGCGGTCGGCAAACTGAACGGCAATGACGAGCTGAAAGCCTCAATAGCGTCTCTGTATCCCTACATCGGCGGCAAGCTGCTCACCTACCTCGACGAGGAAGCCGCAATCGCCGATCCGTTGATTTCTGCTGGCGACATCTACCGAAAGACCGCTGGCGGCGTTGATTACGTCAACCCTGATAACGTGCCGTCCCTCGATCTGCGCTTTGCCACTGACAAGACGCTGACCGCTCGTCGTGGGCCGACACCGACTTTTACGCGAGGAAGTGGCGCAACCTACATCGGCAGCGATGGTCTGATCCACGGTATCGATACCTCGACCACCTCGAACTCGATCAGCGCAGCGAGCAAAACATTCGTGCTAGATGCGACCGCCGGACAAGATCAACTCTGGCGCACTGGCGATGCCGTAGAGGCATCGAATGGGTCGAACATCATGACGGGGACTGTGACCAGTTACGATGCCGCCACGCAGTCGCTGGTTTGCAACATGACGACCGCGAGCGGATCGGGAACATTCACCTCATGGCGTATCGGCTATCGCGGCCCACGTTTCGACCACAATCCCACATCTCCATTCGCGTGCCGTGGCTTGCTGATCGAGGAGAGCAGGACTAACCTTCTACAAAGGAGTGAGGAGTTTGGTGACACATACTGGGAAAAAGTTAGAGCTACAATATCAGCAGATCAAACAGCAAGCCCAACAGGTGAAACGACTGCTGATAAACTTATTAACGATACAACTGCTTCAAATAACCACAGGGTTGACAGAGGTGCGCTGTCTTTAAATTTAAATACAGTTTATACAGTTTCCGTATTTGCAAAAGCATCTGAATACTCTGGATTGGCACTTGGTGTTGATCCGTCTAGCCCGACAACTGGTGTCCAGTTCTCTTTATCTGGATCTGGTTCTGTGACAGCACAAAATGCAGGTTACACCGGAACTATTCAAAACTTTGGCAATGGGTGGTTTAGATGCACAGCTACATTTACATCTAGTTCTACAGTGCCAAATCATAGACTTTATATGTATGTCGGACAAAACGGAACAACCTTTTCCTACACAGGTGATGGCACATCAGGCATCTTCATCTGGGGCGCACAACTAGAAGTCGGCTCCTTCCCCACCTCCTACATCCCGACGACGACAGGCACATTGGCTCGCGGCGCGGATGTGTGTAACATTACGGGGGGTGATTTTAATAACTTCTATAACCAGAGTGAGGGGACGCTGTTTTCTAATTTGTCCAGTGACAGTGGGATTTTAGGACGAGCTGTTACTGCCGTTGGATCAAGTGCCGCAGAGCAAGTCGCCATTGGGCGGGATGTTACTAGAGTTAGATCTGGAAATGTTGATATTGGTTCTTTTTATGCTAATGTACCACTTTTAGAAAAGAGGGTTGTAGCTTATGCCCGAGATCAACAAGCAGCATCTCGACTCGGTGGTGTAGTCTCTAGTACAAATGCTGGGTTACCATCTGGAATTTCCTCTTTAATTATAGGTGGTTCAATTGGATTTACTACTACCGTGACTGTATCCGCCATCCGCTACTACAAAAAACGCCTGCCCAACGCAAAGTTAGCCCAATTAACAGCATGACCACTGACTACCTATTAAAATTCCCCGACCGCGCCACCGCAGTCCAGTTCGGGCTGGCGAATGGCTTTGCGACCATCGACGACGAAGGCAACGAGCAAATCACCCTTGCGTCCCATGAGTATGCGCTTTGCATCGTCGGTGAGCACAACGGCTCGGACTGGTGGGTGCTATTCAGAGATCTCGTCGGCATCCCGATTCCAGAGGGCGGCGAGCAGTTTATTTTCTGGGCATCCGACTGGACAGTCGAAGATGACGCTGGCAGCGAGATCTCCATTCCCAGACCAGAATTTAACCCCGATGTCCCCAATATCTGGTGGGCATAATCTCAACACATACACACATATGAAAACTACCGCACTAGGCATTTTAACCATCGTCGCAACGCTCGCCAATGTGGGCGTTCAAGTCCTCAAAGGTGGCAACCCAGATTTCATGGGTGCTATCGCTGCACTCACCGCAGGTTTCGGACTCGTTAAAGCGCAAGATAGCCGCCGCTAATGACCATCCCAGTTGAATGGATCCTCGGTGTCTTGATCGGCCTTGGTAGCGTAATTGCTACCTTGGCCGGGTTACTCTGGCGCACCATGAACAATCGGCTTGAAGCTCAAGACCGGATCATTAGCAATCTGCAAACTGAAGTTTCTAGGCTATCCAAAGGATGCGGCATGGAATCATGCATCTGGCGCAGAATGATCTAATGACCTACACGGAAATCTATCATCTGCAAAAGCGGATCAGAACCACCCCGGACGGATTTTGGGGGCGCAAGTCTATTGCTGCATGTCAATCGCATCTTAAATCCTTGATGCCATTGGAAAACCCTTGGCCTCGATCAGATCAAGCATCGCTGATGGAGTTTTACGGCAATGCCGGGGATGAATCTAAACTCGTCTCAATTGACGTATCCGGCCTTGGCGTGAGATATGATGGGCAAAAAATCAAATCTATCCGATGCCATCGCAAGGTTGCTGATTCATTGCATCGCGTGCTAGTGTCAATCGATGGCGGATCATGCGGATGGATCCTCGAGCAATACGCTGGATGTTATAACAACCGACCGATGCGCGGCGGATCGCTTCCATCGCTTCACGCTCGGGGCGCGGCAATTGATCTGGATCCTGCGCCAAATGGCAATCATCGAGCTTGGCCGATTAACGCGACCATGCCGATTCAGGTCATGGAAGAATTCGCCAAAGAGGGGTGGTTGGCTGCCGGGGCATTCTGGGGCAGAGATGCGATGCACTTTCAGGCTACGCAATAGAATAAAAAATCTTAATGATAAAAACTAAATCGAAGATCGTGCTATTATTGTCCGATCTGCATATCGGATCATCTGTCGGTCTTTGGCCGGAAGGTTTTATATCCAATGAAGGATTTCCAATTGGGCAGAATAAATTTCAAAAGTGGCTATGGAAATGCTGGAATGATATGCTCGGATGGGCATCATGCACAATTGGCGATGAGAATTTTGATCTGGTGCTAAATGGTGATCTTGTGGAAGGCATTCACCATCGAACCCTTCAGGTTATGAGCGCCGATGTTGGCGACCAAACAACTGCCGTTCTGGATGTCCTTTCAACTTTATCGGCTAGGGCTTCCCTCGTCCATGCGGTCAAGGGAACGGAGGTCCATACTCGAAATGATGAGATCCGGATCGGCGCTGCTCTTAATGCCACCCGAGATCCGCAGACCGGGCAACACGCATGGGATAGGCTGGATCTTGATGTCCACGGATGCCTTTGCAGCTTCGCGCATCATATTGGAACGACAAGCAGACCATATCTTGAAGCAGCGCAGCATTCAATCAATCTAGGCGTTGAGATTCACGAAGCCGCACGGATGGGACGACCAATCCCAAAAGTAATTTGCCGGGCGCACAGGCATCGGCATGGCATCTGGAGCGATGGTAATTCTATGTCTGTCGTGACCGGAGCGTGGCAGGGAATCACAAGGTTCGGGCGCAAGGTTGTCCCGGCTGCTGTTCCTCAACCTAGTGCCGTAATCCTTGATTGGCGCAATGTCGATAAGGGAGAGCTGCCAATCATCCATCCTAGGGTTTATATTGCAAAATAATATGGCAAAGAAAATAGGGAATCTCAATTCTTTACATTTTGCTTTATCTAAACTAATTGATGAGCCGATGCGAGAAGATGAATTTACTTGTGCTGACTTCTATGCCGAAGCCATAAAAATCGATCCAGCTTTGACGAAAACTCAAGCGCAAAATCGAATTCGCGGGATGCTCGCAAACGGGGAACTTGTATGCCGAAAAGTCAGGCATAATGGCAAACAAGCGAACGCTTATACCAAAGTGTGATCAATCAATCCGACATTGATTGGGAGACTCAATTTGCGGTCTTATGGTTCCGCAATCAGGCGAAGCCATGCTTTACCTGTGGGAAGCAGCCAGATCATGATTATCAGCCCGGGGCAAGGCTCATATGGTGCGGAGGCGATAAATGCGCTAGATCCGTGACAGACTCCGGATTATCCCGGGGATTTATAGATTGGAATTCTATTCAAAATAGGCTTGCAATGTCTAAAAGGAAAAAGTAATCTTCCCTTGGTTCGCTTTGGTTCGCGTTCCCATGTTTCATGGTTCCGCCCCGGAGGTTAAAAACTCCGGGGCGGTTACTTTTACGATCAAATAGGGATCCATACGCACCGCTGGCGGATTTGAGATCCAAAGGCCATCACTCCCATTCTCTTTGCCCCGGTCACTCGTTCAAGTTGGTGCTTCCATTTTGAAGCACCCCATGCGGTTGCGCTGAATATCTGCTCTAATGCTGGATGATTATTAGCGACATAGATTCCCCGGCTCTCCGGGCAAAACCTAATCCCATGCCGCTGCAATGCGTCCATTCTATCCTTGCGGCGCATCATTGTCCCGGCATCATCATCTGATAAGGGATCGCTTTGGATATCTGCGATGACTTCGGAAATGGTCCTAGCGTAATTGACCGCTGCCACATCAAATCGAATCGTGCTTGCAGCAAGATGCGCGAGGCATTGGTTTTCGTCATTATCAACATCTTCGGACTTAAAGCCTGACCAATCTTGCCGCTGCATAAATTCCAAGGCAATTGCATCGCTCACGACTTTGCTGGTTGTCAGGGAATAGGCTCCGGCTAATAGCGCACCAATCTGATCCGCTGATCGCTTGTCCCCGGTAAAATCAACTGCAACTCTAGCGAATATCTCACAATTCTCCCGGATGATCTTTGCGTTCTTGATGCACCGGGCGCGAAATTTGCTGCAATACCTATCATTTGAGACAGTAGATTTCCAAGTTGCTACCACTTTATCGAAATGCTCCGCAGCGTTGCGCCCAAGATTTTTGCGAAGCTGAAGGATCGAAATGCGGCTAACATCTGATTTTTTAACCGCTGCCACTCCGATTGAGGCGAAGAGAAAGGCTGATCGGATCAAATAGGTGACGGATCCTCCCTGTGCCGTGCCTTTGACGATTCCGGCTCCAGTCTCGGTAGATGATTGCCGGGCAAGAGTTAGGATCGATTCAAATCGGGCTTGTGAAGATTTGTCCTCCGACTCGGCTTCATCGAAGACTACCGGGAGGGAATCGCTGCCAAGCATCCCACGGATTCCAGCCTCGGAAGTGGCTCCCTGAACATGAAGGGCTGCATCGCCAACGAGCGCCTGAATAATATTGGAGACAATCCACGATTTGCCGGATCCGCTCGGCCCGGTCACCCATAGATGCGGTCTCCATCGCAAGGCTCCACCAATGGGCGCAAGGGCAAGCCAACCAGCGAGCAGCTTCCCATACAGCGGGCGCTCCCAAGAAAGCATCTCGCAAAGGTCAATCAGCTTTGCGGACTCGGCGTTGCTGGCTACCTCTTCCGTCTCGGTATCGATCCGCAATGCTCCATGATAAATCGCCCGGCGCGATGAATTGTATTTAGGAATTGCCACCGATGCTCCGTTGATAATCAGGCGATCCCCGGCATGATAGACGACATCCTCTCCATCGATCCAGCATCCCCGGCCTCGGATCCTCCGGGAGTCAAACATTGGCATTGATTGTGACCGCTGGATCAAGGCGTTGATCGCGGCATCCCAATTCGTCCCTTGGCTATTCCCCGGAAATACAATCTCCCAAGATTGAAGCGGGGCAAGGCGCATTAGGTTGTTCTTGCTATGAGCGGAGGCAGCAAGGCTCACGATTTGCTGCGATTTATCCGGCATATAATAGAAAAGCTCCCCATCCGCCCCTAGCAAGCGGAAAGGAAGATCGGCAATCCTGTCCGGCTGAATCGGGTCAGATTCTGGATCCGGATCCCGGGCGATTGATGTCCTGCTCTCGGCATGGTCTATCAGTTGGCGAATCTGATCCGGGTCTGCATCGGCTGCATCCCACCCGGTCTCGGCATCAATAGGCGGCACGATCATGCTAATTGACGCACAGATCGATTCTAGGCGCTTTGCGATGGACTCGGCTGCAATCATCCCGGGCGAGTCGTTGTCAGGCCAAATAACGCAAGCTCTACCACGCAGCGGCTCCCAATCGGTCTTACCATGAGCCGATGATCCGCCGGACCAAGTGGTCGCATTCCAGCCCGCAGCGATCAAGGCGGAGGCTGCTTTCTCTCCCTCCGCGATGATGATCGGGTCTTGATTCCTGATGATTTCCGGCAGATTGAATAGCGGGCGAGGCTCCGCCATTGCCTTCCATTTCCACCCTGTTGCGCCTGATGTCGATTTGCACCATGTCAGCGGCAAAACCTCTTTTCCGGTTGGATTGTCGAACCGGGCGATATATCCGCGAATCTCCTTATCCTTGCCCAAATATTCCCATACCGCTGCGGGGCTTCTGCCCTTATGCATCAGCACAAACTGATTCGCTGGCTCGGGAGCGAATGGCATTGCAACCCATGTGTCGGATTTCGATGGCGTAGGGGTTGGGGCGGATCCGATTTTCCCCGCTAACCAATCAGCAGCGGATTTGATGTCGGTGTTTCTAGCGAGCTGGATCAGGCGAAGAATCCCACCCTTCTCCCCGGTTGCAAAATCTGCCCACATCCCGGTCTGGACATTGATGGACATCGAATCTCCGGGTTCTCCGGATAGGGATCCGACCTTAAATTCCCTCCCTGATTTCTTCCCTGCCGGGAATAGCTCCCGGCAGATTGATTCAATATATGGTAAAGCCTTTTGATTTAGTTCGCTGAAGTCATGGTTCATAAAATTTTAGCTTGGTTCGCTGCTTTGTAAATCGCCCGCAATTGATCCAGCGGGAGGGATGAAAATGCTGACAGAATTTCTTGCCTTTCGTCAAGAGTATCGATGATTGTGCAGAAATATCTGCAATTTTCCATTTTCTTTGTCTTTAATTTGATGCCGTAGCGTTTGGCGCTCGCCATCGCAGATGCCTTTGCAGGGGCATCTGCAATGAACGAGTCGCCTATACATGAATCGGAAAAAAATTCCTTCCAATTGACCCGGTTAGAAAGGGACATTTTCATTCTCTCCGGATTGAATGATTGTCGGCTGCGTTGGCGGCATCGCTGGCTTTTGGCCTACGATTTTCCCATTGCCAAGGATCGGACCCTTCTCTCCGGACTCCCGGCGAGCTTGGCCGAGATCCTGAACGACCATGTAGTGATTTCCAAATCTGTCCTCTCCATCACGATTTCCTAAAAGCGTAATATCAATATATTTACCTTTTTCTCCGTGATGGATTGCGGATTTGTCGATCTTTGTGACATCGATTTTTACTCTAATTATGTTGTTCATTTTTTATTTTGTTTGTTTGGGGGAGATTATCTTTTCGGCATCATCAACCGTCCGGGCAATCCCGGCACGACCACCTGCCTTATTTACTGCATCCTGCCAAGCAATTTGATCCGGCCTTGGCTTGCCGGATGAGGATTTTACTTCAATGCTTACGAATTGAGCAATCGTTTCCCCGATGTCTGTTTCTGTTATTTTCCTAGAAACCCATCCAATTAGATCGGCTGATCCCTTCGCTAATCCATATCGAATCAAGCGCCCCTTGCTATCCCGGGTCGCTCCGACATTGTTGCGGAACAATCGGACCGGACCATTTCCGACTTGCTGCCGGATCAGGGATTGAGCGTCTGATTCCGTCACTTTAGGCTCCTTATTTCAGATTCAATCTTGTCCATCTTTGAGGAAAGCGTGGCAATCATTGATTCGATTCTTCCGTCCTGATCGACCGCAACCTCTCGCCATTTGTCAGCCTCGGATTTCCAATGCTTCGCCTCGGCTTGAGCCTTGTTCTTTTCCTCAATTATTCGCTGGAAGCAATCTTCAATGTTATTCATGCAGGATTTTTGTTTTCCATCTTCGGCTCGTCGATAGATGGCGGTTGGATATTATTAAGTGGGATTTGATTCTTTTGATTTTCGGGCTTTTTAAAAATCAAATCATAATTTTGACGATATTTAGAAAGGGCAATTGGCCTAGGCATATCTCCCTTCCCTGCTTGGTTATTATTTTCGCTTGGATACATATTATATTTTTTAGTTATAATTCTCTTCCTTAAACATTTTGTTCAGCTTCGCTATGGCATTGCCTGAATGAATTACATTTATATCATTGTGCAATTCAATAAGTAAGCCTTTATATTCGTCACGCTCTCGCTCAATCCGATCTATCTTTCCGAGCAAGGCACATTCTCGCTCGGCTGACATTCCAAGTAGCCTAGACTGATCTAGGCATTCTTGGCATTCGATGTCGGCGCTCTCCGACTTTGTATCTGTGTCGGCGTTCACCTTCTAAATTCTTTCTTGTTGGATTCGATATAGTCCAATGCTGCATCCAGCGAGGCGTTAATTTTCTCTATCTGCTCCGTAAGCTGCTTATTCCTTACTTCCAATGAATAAGCCTGATCCTGCCAGCGCCTCATTGTTTTACACAGTTGAGTTATGCTGATATGCTCCGATGCGAGCATCCCGCAAGACGAGCATTCATAATCAGTTTCTTTTGGATGCGTCTGCTTGCAAGTAGAGCATTCCCAATCATCGCTATCTTCTAGTTCTTGGTTCATATGTTTTTTGTTTTCTGGTTTCGGGCAGACCAAGTATGCTTGGCCCACCCATAAGGATTTTTGTATCCTCTTCTTTTGCCTAGCGCAACTAATTCGTCAAGAGTTTGCGCCCGGCCTTGCTCCTTTTTCCTAGCCCTGACTGGATCATGAATCATCCCGCACTTCGGGCATGAAGCATCCCATCGGGAATGAACATGATTGCAGCCTCGGCATTGCTGAAATCTCGTATCCAAGGCGACTAGATCCCCGCCGACTACTTCAATCTGCCGTCCGTCCGTGACATATTCGTTGCCGCATTCCGGGCATGATGCCGCCCAAGGATGGCAAGCAAAGCACTCCGGGCATTGCCGGGTCTTTATCTTGTCCCCGTCCTTGGCTTTCTTTTTTCTCTTCTCCGCTCCATCTAGGGACCAATCCCGGATATCCTCCGCCAAACCGTGCCTAGCAAGATTGCCAGCATGGTCTAGTATAATTGCTCGGCTTTTCCCGGGGGATGGACGAAGCGCCCGGCCTAGCTGCTGAAGATGTAGCCCCAAGGATTGAGTGGGGCGGAGCAAAATAGCAGCCGCTACGATTGGAAGATCGAATCCCTCGTTCACGATTTCGCAGCTCGTCAGCACCTGAAGCCTCCCATTGCCTAGCGAGCGAACCCTGTCCCGCCTGTCCTCCGCCGATAAAGTTCCATCGATGGTATCGGATCGGAATCCAGCCCGGCGGAATTCCTCCGCAACATGATTTGCGTGATTGATGGAAACGCAAAAGGCAATGGCTGGAGTCCCCGGGCATATCCTCCGGTAATGATCGACGGCATCCCCGGTAATTTTCGGGGCATCCATGATGGATTCCAGCCCTTTCTGGTCATAATCTCCCCGGCGAAGCTGGACGGATGCCATATCAATATCCCCGGGCGGGGCATAATAGACCGGAGCGGATAAATATCCATCCCGGATCAGGTCCCGGACTTCCGGACCTCGGATCAAGTCATTAAAGACATCCGATAACCCTTTGCCATCTAGCCTCTCCGGAGTTGCCGTGACTCCCAAGATCCGGGCCGCAGCGAATTGCTCAACCACTTTGCGCCATGATCCGGCAATTGCGTGGTGGGCTTCATCAATCACGATAAGATCCGGATCCATGACCCGATCAATCCGGCGGATTAGCGTCTGAACCGATGCCACTTGTATAAGCTCGGATCCATCCGATGTCCGCCCCGCTGCAATGATGCCATGAGGAACCCCGAAAGCGGTTAGCGTCCGGCTCGTCTGATCTAGCAACTCCGCCCGATGAACGAGAATCATTGTGCGCTTCCGATTCTCCCGGGCTTGCTGCGCTATATGGCAGAACATCACGGTCTTTCCGGATCCGGTTGGGGCGACAACCAAAACTCGCTGGTTGCCGCCCCGATAGCTGGATCTGACCGCATCTATCAGGCTAGATTGATATGGTCGGAGCGATATCATATCCCGGCGCGGTTCATCACATCGTATCCAATATCCGTCTTAACCCATCGGGAGGCTCCGTCATAGCAAACCCTTTCAATCAAGCCCTTGCGGGCAAGCGTATTGAGCCGGGTTGCCATTGTATGCCGGGCGGATCCAACCGCATCGGCAATCTCTCCGGATGTCTGTCCATTTACAATTACGAACGCAGCGCATTCCCGGATTCCAATTCCGGCCTTGGCTAGTTCTATCAGCGTTTCTTTTATATTTTCCATGCTTTGCTTTCTTTCTTTTTGTTTAGCGCCCGGATTAGGGCAATCGTGATAATCGGATCCCGCCCGATGATTAAGGGGCGTTTAATCTTCATCCTAATTCCTCCATGATGTCCGCTGCACTAGGCATCGGCTTTGATTCTCCCGAAGCGATCCGAAGTCCGGTGCAAGTCTCCCCGGCTCGTCCGCCCGGCTTCCGGACTCCATCCTGAACGAATAGCGTTACGGTCTTGCCAATCCATTGCTTCGTATCAGCGCCGAATTGCCGAGATAGTGATTTCCGATTGGTAGCATTCAGGATCATCTGCTTTTGGATTTTCTCAAACCCTACCGCAAACAACAGCTTCTCTTTGCGCCCGCCATCCATCGGCACATCCTCATGCTTATAAACCCCGGCGATGACGACTTGCTGCGGGCTGATCCCAAGCAAATCTTCACTTGCCAACCAAGGGCTTGTCTTCATGCCGCTTACTTTTCCGGTATATGTTTCTGTCTTCATTTTTATTATATGTTAGTTCTCTTGCTCTAGCTCCCATTCAGGAAGATTTATAGTTTGCATTCCGTCTGAATATCCCGGCCAAATATCTTTAGCCACGCATTCAGCGTAGGTTGCGAGATTGCGCCGATATGCTTCCAATCCGGCAATCAGGGAATCGTATCCAATGATGTTGCAGCTTACGAGATATGGGGCTTCCGTCTCGACCGCTATAAATACCATCGGGCGATTCTCCATCCCTCCCATGCCGTCACCATAGAATGCGGCTTGAACATGGTATCTGTATTTAGCCACCGACCGCTCAAATCCCGGCCCGGCATCCCGGGCAGTCTTCAAATCGATCAGCATCCCATTATCTAGGACCGCATCCGGGCGGCAGCGACAATCAACCCCGGTCTCCGGATCCTTCCAGAATGTCGAAACCTCAACATCGGTGATGCGATCCATGAGCTTTCGCGCCATTGGATGAGCAAATACGGAATCCCGGATCGCCATGATTCTAGTATGCTCTTCGCTAGTCAATAGCTCATGCTCCGGATAATCAACTTGGAATTGCTCCCATGCTTCCTTCCCGGCTTTGGTGCGACGATCCATCGAAGGCATCACAACGCATTCAGATGCGAAGCGATCCGGCTCAAGGACTGCTAGATGAGTCAAGGTTCCGATCCGCATCGCTGGAGTTGGATCCGATGGATTATCTTTAGCCCACTTATAATGAGCGGGGCTGCGGTTGATAAGATCAAGGCCCGATTTAGAAATCCCGGGCATGGCGTGGTATTCATTATTGTTCATATTTATTGTAGGGATAAAAACTGTCGTGGTCTATTTCTTCATCCTCCGGAGAGAATTCACATTCCGAACATCCGATCCAAGGCGGAGTCCCCGGTTCCCAACGGGATCCAGAATCACCTAGATCCCATTCGATCCTCCCTCCGCATTTCGGACAGGGATCATTTTTCTTCAGCTTTATTTCTTTTTTCATTTTTCCTGTGTTGTCGAATTAGCTTTGCGAATTCTGCGCGGTCAATCTTTATAGGTTGGTAGTCGAAATCCGAAAGATGAACTGTGACTTGCTTGGCATAGCGCCCGCCGCATGAACATATCGATTGATATCTCCCGGATGCGTTCTTTCCGATTTGATAGATGCGCCCCCAAATATTATTCTTATTTGATTCGATCATTTGCTTAATGGGTTAGGTGGTGAAGCAGAATAGCTGCCCCGACAAATAAGAGTCCAAGGATCCCGGAGATTATCATTCCAAGCCAAATTGGTGGTTCCCAATTCATCTTAATAACAAACTTCCACTCCTTTCTGCTCAAGTGCCGTAAGCACCGCATCATCGACAAGCTCTCGCTCGACGCTGGTGAAGTGAAGCTGCCGGATGGCATCGCTTATGCACTTTACGATATTATAGACCGTGACATCGGTGGTGCGCTCCACCCCGTCTAGGACGGCAAGCGAGAGCTGGACTGCTTTGGTTTCGTATTTATTCATTGGTTCAATTTCTGCTGATTGTGACATAGAATTTCTTTCCGGCGATGCGGATAACAAGCCCGGCATCCCGGGATAGGATCCCGGCATCCTCGTAGGTTTCGATCTCCGCTCCGTCATAATCGAATCCGTGCAGGGACTCGCGTCCGGAGGCGATGATGTCTTCCGTGAATTCGGAAAGCGATTCTGCGATTAAACAAGCTAGGTCTGATTCATTCATGGTGTTATTTTTGGTTCGGTTAGATCCGGGGGATGGAACCCCGGGAGATTGGTTAGATAAATAGCTTGGAGTGCATCCGGACGATCCAAGGTGCGCCCGGCTTCCCCTTGCGAAGAGCAACGAATACCCTCGTCTGATTTTCTCCGTGCAATGCGCGAATCGTCCCGGATTCTAGGTCAGCCTCAATCGTGAAGCATTCTGAATCTTTAAGCGACTGGAGCATCTTCAGCACTTCCTTGTTGGGGATTAGGGATGCGATGGAATTCTTGGTAGTTGTCATGGTTGGTTCTGGTTGGTTCTGGTTGGTTGTGCCGGGGATGGAACCCGGCGGGGTTGGTTAGATGACTCCGTTTTCTTTGATATCTCGTCCAGCGTTGATCGCTGCATCTCCAGCATTCGTGTTGCCGTTGAGGATTGAGAAGCTATGGGAGACCGTGCTGGCTCCGTTGCCGTCTTCGTGCATTGCGTAGGCATCGATGCAGGTTTGGATTCCGTATTTGGCGACTGCTCTTTTGGTTGCTGATTTGATTTTCATGTTGGTTGGTTCTGGTTCTTTCAGCCATGAGCGGCTGACGGATTCAATCTAAAGAATTCCTTCGGATTCTCAAGAAAAAGTTTCAAGAAAATCAAGAATCCTTGTGTTTATGCGGCTTACAAGGGCAAAATTTCTTGATAAATTTCCCAAGAATCCTTGATCCGGCACATCAATTCTTGATGATTTTCGCCGGGATTCCCTCGATTCCTTCCATATGGGAACGCTGGTAACAAGCCATGTTCCCGTGCAACTCATTGATCCTAAATCGATTAAGCGAAAGTTACGCTGGTAACGCTTTTCCAAGATATAGCCCTATATACTTATATAGAGAGATATATCCCTCTCTCTCTCTATATATATATAAATAAATATGTAATTATGTTATTATTATTATTATTAGGGCTGGATCCCTTATGGAATCAGGGAAAATTCCGGGAACGCTGATTTGTTCCCGATGCGTTATTCTGTTACGGATTGCAATATCAGCAGAATCTTTACATATTCTAAAAATCGTGCAAAGAATCCGCCCAAGTCTTTACGCATTAAGGCTCATAGCGAAGCATGAAGCCAGCAATGATGCGCGATATTCACCCCCCCACAAGATCCGCCCGCTCAAGCCTAAACCGATGCAATCAATCCCCGGCCTTGCATCATCCGCGTTCAATGCCATCCAAAAACTGACAGACGGAAAATAATGGAAACCTACCTTGATGGCCTGAAATATCTCGTCCGGCGGAAAGTTTCCCCCGGATCCTTCAACTCTCAAGAATGGGCGGCAGTCGCTCCAGCTATCCGGCAACGCAGCTTCTTTAGCGCCACAATCAATTCTGCGCGGGTTCTCCATCGGATGCGCTCCATGTTGCTGGACTGGCAATCCGGGGCGACAGAATCAATCCTCACGCCATCTGGAGGGAATGAAATCGTTTTCAAGGAATCCGGCCTAGCCAAATTCCGAGAGAAAGCCGCTGCCCTGCTAATCAGCGAAGGACTGGCAAGCCCCGAAGATTTTAAGAATGAATCCATCCAGAATGTAATCAGCGCATCCCGGCTAAAGCTGATCTTCAATACGAATACGGCTCAAGCCCAAGATTTCGCCATCTATCAATCCCGGGTTTCGGATCCGGCTAGGATCGATAGGTTTCCCGCTGCCGAGTTTGTCCGCACTCCCGGAGCAAAAGTTCCACGGACGCTCCATGTTGCCAACGAGGGTGCTGTCCGGCGCTTCGATGATATCCAGTTCTGGCTTGAGCAGAATTCGCCAGACATCGGTGGCTTCGGTGTTCCTTGGGGACCTTGGGGCTTTAACTCATTTATGACCACATTCCCGGTATCTCGCAAGCGAGCCGAGGCGCTAGGGCTTGTGAAGCCCGGGGAAAAGGTCATGCCGCCCGATCTAACTCAATTTGGCGCAACGCTTCCGACAAGATTTAACAAAGGCGTAAATGCCGATATCAGCGATATCACTCCGGATATCCGGCAACAAGCGATCAATGCCATTACATCCCGGCTAGGCCCACAGGCGCTAACCGCAGATGGAAAGCTAACCCTTGAGGGGCTGAAGGCGCTTCGCAGCGGACAGATTCCGGCCCCGGCTCCAGTCCCGGTTCCCATCCCCGCTCCAGCTACGGCTCCAGCTCCGGTTGCAGCGCCGAAGCCCGGGGAGACCGAGCCGGAAGGTACGAAGATATCCAGCAAACTTTTTAGATCAGCATCTGAAACAAGATTGGAAAAGATTTTGTCAGATGAAGTTGTTCAGACAATCGATTCGATCCACGGAGACGGACCGCTGCCAGCGGCATATCTTAACTTTAAAAAATCTACTGGAACGGCAAATGGTCAGTATAGCCTTACCGATGGCAACATTGATATATTCAAGGTTGGAAAAACCCCAATGACATTGACGCATGAGATGGGGCATTGGATGGACCATAAGGGATTTAAGGGATTGATTCCTAATACCGGATCTAAAGGCATTCAATCAATGGCATCCTATTCTGATCTGTTCTCGGATTTTAGAAAGGCTGCTTTCCAATCTAGGAAGATAAAAGAAATCTTTTCAAGCACCGGGATAACTCAAAGAAGCATTGACTACTTCACATCTAATCACGAAATGTTTGCGCGGGCATATGCTCAATATATCGCAACCAAGTCAGGCAACCCGAAGATGCTTGAGCAATTGAAAGAAAGACAGGGAGTCCCTACCAATGGAGCTAGATATCCCGATCAATGGGATGATGATGACTTTGTGCCGATTGCCCAAGAGATAGAAAAAATATTTATCAAAGTAGGATGGATAAAAACCAAGTAATGATCGACAAAATCATCGATGATATCGCATTGAATAAATACGATTCCATCGAAGAGGCAATTGATGACCTGATCTTCTATGGAGAGGATCCGCTTGTCGCTAGGACAACTGTTCTCACAATGGACACAATCGATGTAGTTCCATAAATCTTCCACATTATAAAAAGCATGAAGCCAGCATTCACCAAGGGGAACAGATATCTATTCGATCCGGCTACCTATGCTTGGAACATCCCTAGCGGATGGACCTGTCCGGCTGCGGATCAATGCTTGGCAAAAGCAGATAGGCAAACCGGAAAAATCACCAACGGACCGGGACAAAAGTTTAAATGCTATTCCGCAATGACCGAGAGATATCCATCCGTCCGGGAGCGGCTATGGACAAACTTTGAATCGGTCGTTAGAAAGTCCCCCGAAGAGATAGAGGAAGTCCTGCAATGCCTCCCCCGAAAGGCAAAGCTAGTCCGGATCCATGCCGCCGGGGACTTCTTTTCGCAGAACTATTTTGATGGGTGGCTGCGATTCATCCGGTCCCGGGAGGATGTCCACTTTTGGGCTTTCACTAAATCGCTTCCGTTCTGGATAGCTAGGATCAACGAGATCCCACCTAATCTAATGCTTCAGGCATCATATGGAGGAAAGCACGACGAGCTGATTGATCGGCACAAGCTGAAATATGCAAGGGTGGTTTGGTCAAAAGCCGAGGCGGATTCTCTTGGGCTTGAAATAGATTTAGATGATCGGCTTGCGGCATATGGATCCAAGCCATTTGCCCTGCTTGAGAACTTCACCAAACCTAAAAAATGAAAATAGAAAAAGTAAAACTAGATAAGCTAATCCCATATGCTCGCAATAGCCGGACGCATTCTGATGAACAGGTTGCTCAAGTAGCAGCTTCAATCAGGGAATTTGGATTCACCAATCCTGTCCTAATCGATTCCGATGATGGCATCATTGCCGGGCATGGAAGGGTTATGGCTGCAAGGAAGTTGGAGATGACCGAGGTTCCCTGCATCCGGCTAGGGCATCTTACCGAGACTCAAAAGCGGGCTTATATCATTGCCGACAACAAGTTGGCGCTGAATTCTGGATGGGATTCCGAGATGCTTGGGCTTGAGATTTCCGAGCTTCGGGAGGCTGACTTTGATATGGATCTAATCGGATTTGATGCTGAAGAGATAGAGGATCTATTCCCGGATCAAGGCGATGATGACGGGGATTCTAAAGGCGAGGGAAGTGGATCCGGATCGCTGGCATCTAAATTCGGCGTTCCTCCGTTTTCCGTCCTAAATGCAAGGGATGGATGGTGGCAGGATAGGAAGAGGAAATGGATCGCTCTTGGCATTGATAGCGAAGAGGGTCGCAACGCTCCGGCTGGAGGTCGTCCGGATCTTCTGGCAAGGCGAACCGGGGCAAGCGGGACGAGCATATTCGATCCAACGCTTTGCGAACTTGCTTATAGATGGTTTAGCCCGAGCAATGGAACGGTGCTGGATCCATTCGCCGGGGGATCCGTTCGCGGCATTGTGGCTTCCGTCCTTGGGCGGCAGTATATCGGTGTTGATCTTCGTCAAGAGCAGGTCAATGCGAATAGGATTCAAGGCGACAAAATCTGCCCTGATCTTCCCCCGGTTTGGCACAACGCAGATAGCAGGGACATTGATAAGATATGCCATGATGTAGACGCCGATTTTATATTCTCTTGTCCTCCCTATGCCGATCTAGAGGTTTATAGCTCCAATCCACTTGATCTCTCAACGATGGATTATGCAGATTTCAAGGAAGCGTATTTCGAGATCATCGCCAAGGCTTGCAGCCGATTGAAGCAAGACCGATTCGCTTGCTTTGTGGTCGGTGATGTTCGGGATAAGAGCGGGAATTACTATAACTTCGTTGGCGACACCGTGGAGGCATTCAAATCCGCCGGGCTTAATTATTATAATGAGGCGATTTTGACTACCACTTGCGGATCCGTTGCGATGCGGGCGGGCAACTCGTTCTCGACATCTCGGAAGCTAGGCAAGGTTCACCAAAATGTTTTGGTCTTCGTTAAAGGCGATGGGAAGAAAGCAGCTCAAGCCTGTGGCGAATGCGATTTCGGAGACATCAATCCGGATCAGGATAACTCCGACTTGGGCGAGGAATTATGACTCCAATCGTTAAGGAATACTTTGGGATCAATGTCGTCCGGGATGATCTATTCCCGGGCGGCACGAAGGCAAGGTTCCTTCCCTATCTCTTCGATGGAGTAGATGAGCTTGTCTATGCCAGTCCCTGCGAGGGAGGCGCTCAAACCGCTCTTGCTCATACCGCAGCCAAGCTAGGAAAGCGGGCGACCATATTCGTAGCGAAGCGCAAAGTTCCGCATGATCGTGCGCTAGAGGCAAAGAGAATGGGGGCTAAAATAATGCAAGTGCCTGTCGGATATCTGAAAGTCGTTCAGGCAAGAGCAAGGGAATATTGCGCTAGGACCGGGGCGACTCTCATTCCATTTGGCGTTAATACTCCGGCTGCAATCTCGACCATATCATCGGCTGCTAGATCGATTGGCATAACCCCGGATGAAGTTTGGTGCGCTTCAGGATCAGGCGTTCTCGCTCGCTCGCTCCGGGCTGCTTGGCCTAGCGCATCGATAAATGTTGTTGAAGTTGGGCGGACTCTATCAAGCTCCGATGTTGCCGGGGCAAATATCTTCAAGGCTGGAATGCCTTTCTCAAAAGCCATAGATGACCGTCCGCCATTTCCTAGCTGCCCGCATTATGATGCGAAGGCATGGAAGATATGCAAAAAGAAAAGAGGCAATGGGATTATTCTATTTTGGAATGTCACCGGACCCGCCAATCCTTTAATTAAATGAGCCACAAACCTAGCGAAGAAAACCGAAGGCTGATCCGAACGCTTGCTGGAATTGGAGTGCCGATCCGGATGGTAGCCAATCAAGTCGGCATCGATGAAAAGACGCTGCGGAAATATTATGATGATGACATCGATGTTGGGCAAGCCAAGGCAACCAGTCAGATTGCAAAGCGCCTGTATGATATTGCCATGAGCGATTCCAAAGAGGCTTTGACTGCCTGTATCTTTTGGCTCAAATGCCGGGCTAAATGGTCAACGCTAGATGGCCCGGAGGTTCAAGTTAATGTGCAGAACAATTCAATCACAACGATTGCGGACAATGAAGAAATTAAGCGATTCAAAAAGCAATGGGAGTCCATTGATGCCTGATATTGATCTAGGTCCATTTGCTTTTGGAGTGCTTGGATTGCGTCCCTATGATTGGCAGGTCAGAGCATTCAAGGGCATAAATAACCATCAAAGGACATCATTGGTTGCAGCCAATGGATCCGGCAAGACGGCTGCGGTGATTGCTCCATCAATCCTTTGGTGGCTCACAATGTTCCCCAAGGGGCGGATCCCGGTGACATCCGGGTCATGGCGACAGGTGCTGCTTCAGCTTTGGCCCGCTATGGAAAAGTATCGCGGACATCCGCTCTTCCAAGGATGGACTTGGAATCAGGCGGAGATTCGCACTCCGCAGGGAGGATGGGCTTCCGGATTCTCGACTGATAATCCCGGGAGAGCGGAGGGATACCATGCCACCGATGATAGTCCGGTGCTTTATGTTCTCGACGAGGCAAAGACGATACCGGACGGAATCAAGGCTGCGGTTGATCGATGCACGGCTAACCGGATCTTGGCAGCATCATCCCCGGGAGCGCCGATGGGATGGTTCTATCGCTCGCAGCATGAGGAAGCGGATTATTGGTATCGAATCAAAGCTAGATCGGATGAATGCCCCCACATCGATCCGGATAAGAGGCAGCGGGATCTGGAGGTTTATGGAGAGAAGCACCCGATCTTTCGATCTATGCACCTTGCCGAGTTTGCCGAGGATGTTGATCGCCTGATCCTTTCTAGCGATGCGCTGCGGGATGCAATCGATAATCCACCGGATCCTCATGGCGAGACTGTCGTGGCATTCTGCGACTTTGCAGCCGGGCGAGATGAGAATGTCCTAGCCGTTCGCCGGGGCAATTCCGCAAAGATCGTGAAGGCATGGGCGGAAAAGGATACGATGCAGGGAGTCAGGCAATTTATCCGGCTTTTTGAATCCGAGGAACTGAAGGCATCGCAGATATGGGGAGATGCGGACGGATTAGGGACCGTGATGATCGATGCGCTTACCGAGCATGGATGGCGGATCAATCGATTTCATGGCGGGGCTAGATCAAGGGAGCCTAACGAATATGCCAATTTGATTGGCGAGGTTTGGCATATAGGTTGCCGGGAGATTTCCCGGGGGCGGATCATTCTTGGCGATCTTGATCCTGTCACATTCAAGCAGCTTACCAGTCGCAAAACTGAATGGAGCGAGAATGGAAAGCTCCGGGCTGAATCAAAGGATACGATGCGGGCGAGCGGTTTAAAATCTCCCGACCGGGCGGATGCGCTGCTTGGCTGCATTGTATGTGGTCCAGCTATGCAAGGCATGATGACCGGGGAAGATCCGGTTCGATCTCGCAGGTCTGAATTCTCCAGCCCGCGCCGATCCGGTTTCAATGCTATGTAAAACAATGGCTTGCCAATTATAAATTATTATGTTAATCCGACAGTCTCATATGACAATCGACGAGCGCAAGGGTGTTGTTTGGCCTATCCCGGCACAATACCGAACCAATGATTATGATCTGGCAAATGTCACTCCGGATCAGGTTCGCACGATTCTTCGGGGCGTTAGGACTGGAAAGCTGGAGGATCAAGATCGCTTGTTCCGTCTTATGCTTGATACTTGGCCAAGGCTGCGGAAGGCGCTAAATGAGGTTGCGGGATCGGTCGCTAGGCTGGAGCTGGAAATCAAGCCAGCAATCCGAGAGGATGCCGAGGAACCGACTCCGGCAGCGGTTAAGATTTACGAAACTGTCGAGCGGGCGCTTGAGTCATATTCTCCCCGCCCGGGATATTGGGAGCTAGATGTATCCGGGATGATCAAGGCTTTGATTGATGCTTACGCCAAGGGGATTTCTGTCCTTGAGATCGTATGGCAATCGCAAAATGGTATCATTAGCCCTCGTTGCTATGCTCCAGTTCCTGCAAAATATCTAGCCTATCCATCCGCCGGGAATGATGTTGATCGCTTGATGATTGCTCCGGGTGGGACAAATTACGCATCTCTTGTTGATTTCCCACCTGATCGTTTCTTGATCGGTGTTTGGTCGCAAGGCGGGACGCATCCGATCCATTCCGCTAATCTCCGGACGCTGACAAAATACTGGTTAGCCTCCGTCTATGGTCTTGGTTGGCTAATGCAATTCTCGCAGCTCTTCGGAATCCCGATGCGGACGGCAAAGACCGATGGCACCGAGGATGCGCTAAATAAAGCCGAGGATATGCTGGAATCAATCGGATCATCCGGCTGGGCAGCAACTGGTCCGGGGGTTGATTTCGAGATTCATTCTGCCGTGACCGGAGGCGACAACCTGCCGCAATCGCACATGATGGATGTGGCGGACAGGGCTTGTGATATCCTGCTCTTGGGGCAGACGCTAACGACCGATAACACCGGGACAGGATCCCGTGCGCTAGGAGATGTCCATTCCGGCATCCGGAGCGAGGTGCTGCAATCCGTTTCGTCATGGGTCGCTTCTATCATCACAACGCAGCTAATCCCGGCAATTGTCCGGATGAACTTCGGCAAGGTTGCTTCCGAGGATATGCCCTATTGTGAACTAGAGATTCCGGTTCCAAAGGATGAGAAGGCAATTGCCGAGCGTGTCAAAATTTACAATGAGATCGGCATTCAGATGCCTAAAGCGTGGGTCTATGATGAGCTTGGGATCCCAATGCCGATTGAAGGCGAGGAGATTTTCGGTGGCGATTCTATGCCCCCAGCGATTGAGCCGGAGATTCCGGTAGATGCTCCAGATGTTGAGGATATGCCGGATGAAATGTCGGAGGAAATCACCGATATTGCCGAGGTTGAATCAGCGGCTGCGGTTGATCTCCGGCCTACTGAAAAGATGGCCCGCAATGCTGCAAATGCGCTAGAGGTCCGCCGGACAAAGCCGCAATCCGAGCGAGGCATGACATCTGTCGGTCTAGCTAGGGCTAGGGATATTTCCAGCCGATCCGAGCTTTCCGAGGATACCGTCCGCCGGATGGTTTCTTTCTTCAGCCGCCATGAGGTGGACAAGAAGGGTCAGACTTGGGATGAGCAGGGCAAGGGATGGCAAGCATGGAATGGATGGGGCGGGGATGAGGGATTCAGTTGGGCAAAGTCCATTGTCGCTAAACTCGACAAACAATGACTGATGAGGAATTGAGAGATGTTGCTTCCGATTGGCTCGCTCCAGTCGATCAGGTTCTAGCTGACCTAATGGACAAATCGCAGCGGATGACAATTGGCGCATTTATCCGGGAGGTTGATCAAGTAATCGAACGCATCCCGCAAATGTATGGGATGCTCAACGCTCAAGCCTTGACCGATGCGCTAGAGAATGAAATCGGGAAAGCGATGCTGAAAGGGCTTGAAGATGAAAGTAGGTAATTCATTCATCACAATTACGGCAACCGGGCTGGATGAAGCCAAGGCTGCTGCTATTGCCTTGGCAGCTCCCGGTGTCCGCAAGGCTGCGGTTCTGCAAGGTGGGCAGGATGCAATCGAAGAGGTTCGGAAATATTACGCGATGGCCGGAAGGGTTAAATGGATCACGCCGAGCCTGCCGACTCATGGCCCGGGGCGTGAGCAAACCCGCTGGTGGGAAGGCACAGCGCGAGGTTGGAGTTTGAGCCAACCAAATTCCAACACGGTTACATTTAGCAATCAAACCATCGGATTGGCTCATAAAGTGACAGGCGGAACGATCCGGGCTAAACGCAAAAACAACCTAACAATTCCGTTGGATCCAAGAGCGCACGCAAAGACCGCTAGAGAATATTCCAACCGGGTTAACCCATTGTTCCGGGTCAAGAATGTTTTGGCCGAAGTTGACGAAGGCGCTCCAAACGGAATTAAACCGATCTATGCCTTGGTGAAATCCGTCACTCATAAGCCTTGGCCTAATGCTCTTCCTCCGGAAGATTCATATGTGAACGCATTCATGGACGGCGCTTTGGACTATTTGATATCTGAATTCAATACTTGACATATATGACCATGTATGATTATCTCCCTTCGATGTTTCGCAATTCCAACATTGTAACCGCTGCAATCCAATCGGAGCTTTCCGATGTTGCTGGTTCAATTGTCTATCTCCCGGAAGGACAACACCGCATCAATGCGACCGTTGGCGGAAAGGCCAAAACCGTTGATGTCCTAGTTGATTCCCGGGTTGCTGCATCATTCGCTGAAGACCTTAATAAGCGATTTGAGTCTAATGTTCGCCCGTTCGCAGGGTTTGATCATAAGCAAGGTGCCGCCTCATTTATCCCCAAGGAATTTAGATATGAGGAAGGCGTTGGTCTTGTGCTTGATGTCGAATGGACGGAAGCCGGGCGCAAAGCCGTTGAGGGGCGCGACTATTCTTATTTTTCCCCTACTTTCCTTCTTTCAAAAGACGGAATTCCGACTGGTCTAGCAAAGCGTGGCGAGATCGGATCCCTAGTCAATGATCCAGCATTTGAAGAAATCCCGCGCATTGCGGCATCACATAACGAACAAAATAATATGACTGAACAACTGATCGAATTGGGTCTGGTTGAGGCGAGCGAATCGCCGGATACCGCACTCGAAACCGCAAAGGCTAATCTCGCTGCTCTTCGTGAATCCGCCTCCCTTGCCGAGCAAGTGGAAGCAGCTAATGAAGGCAAAAAGTCCGCCGAAGAACAACTTGCTGAAATGGAAGCTGCATATGCCGCTCTTAAAGCAGAATACGAAGATATGAAGAAAAAGATCGAAGAGAAGGATATGGCATCCGCTGAATCCGCAATCGACGAAGCTGTCAAATCTGGACGCATCGCTCCACAAGACGAGGATGCTAAAGCATTCTGGAAAGGTGCAATTCTTGCCGATAAGAAGGCAGCCAAGGTTCTTGCCTCGCTGCCAAGCAACGAAGCAATCAATGGCGCTACAATTCTTGCTGGACGCATCGAAGAAACTCCTTCAGTTGAACTGACTGGTCTCGCTCGCGTCGAAGCTGCATTTAAAGCACAATCGCTCAACAAATAATCCCCAATAGAAAAATAATATGCCTAACAATACTACTCTACTTGATCTTGCCAAACTTAATGGCGCTGATCCGGTTGTCGGTCTGATTGAGGAAGTGGCTACCGCCTCCCCTGAAGTTGTGACCATCCCCGCCCGCACGATTCGCGGAACCAGTTATAAGACTGTGGTTCGCAATTCGCGTCCATCCGTTGCTTTCCGCTCCGCTAATGAGGGAACGGCTGCAACGAAGTCAAACTTCACCGAGCGCCTCGTTGAAGCCTTCATCCTTTCCGCCCGCATCGAAGTCGACAAGGCAGTTGCTCGCGGCTACGAAGATGGCCCGGAAGCTCTCCAAGCAATCGAAGGCGCTGGCGTGATGCGCGCTGCTCTTTCGACTGTCGGCTCGCAAACCATCTATGGTCGCAGCGCAGGAAGCAAAGGCTTCATCGGCCTTCAGGAATTCATCTCGACCTTCGGTGATGAGCTTGTTGTTGACGCTGGCGGCACAACCTCCGCAACTGGATCTTCGGTTTATGCAATCAAGGCGGGCAATCAAGGCGTCCAATATGTCTATGGCAACGGAACTAGCTTTGATCTTTCGCCATTCCGCGAAGGCGATGCTGCCGATGCTTCAGGCAATCGCTTCGCTGCTTATATCGCAGACCTCACCGCATGGATCGGTCTTCAATGCGTCAACAAATACGCGATTGGCCGAATCAAGAAATGCACCGCCGATTCCGGCAAGGGTGTCACCGATGCGAAGATCGCTGAATTGCTTTCGAAGTTCCCGGTTGGCGAGCGCCCCACCCATCTCTTGATGAGCCGCCGTTCCGCATTCCAGCTTCAGATCAGCCGCACGATGACTGCCAGCACCAAGCAGGAAGCCTTTACTGGCATCCTTCCGGGTGTTCCTACTGAATCGTTCGGTATCCCGATTATCATCACCGATTCGATCGCTGACAATGAAGCCCTTGCTTAATCCTAACCCCTAAATAGATAATACGACAATGGCCTTTGAATTCAATCTCAATCAACAAGATGCCTCCTACACTTCGTCGGTGGCAATCCTCCAAGCTGGAGCAAATTCCGCAACATTCGATCTTGAACAAGTCCTCGGTGGCGACATTCAAAACTTCGTGGTGGAAATTTCCGCTCCAGCCGCTTCCGGCATCGCTAACGCAGCGGTTCTTACCTACACCTTCAAGGATAGCGCCGATGGCGTGACCTTCGCTGCTGTGGATCCTGCTGTGGCAACCACGCAAACTGGTGCTGGCGGACTTGGCGTTGCTGCCAAGAGCGTTCGCTTCCGGGTTGATCCCGCAACTCGACGCTATATTCGCGTCGAGCAAACTGCGAGCGCATCTGCCGGGACCTTCGCTGGTCAGCTGTTCACCACCAAGCTACTTTTCTAATTAGCTTGGATCTTAATATGCCGCTGGTCTGGGGTTTGTTCATTTCCCTCGGATCAGCGGCAATTTTCTAACTGATCTATGGCATGGGCTGAATTAAATTTTGCGGGATTGCAGGGAAGACTAGGATCCGAAGAGATCGCTTCGCTGCTTGCTGAATCTGCCGCACCTGAAGAAAAGGTGACGGAGGTTCTGACCCATGTTGCATTGGACATTGCCAGCCGGGTCAATACTGGGCGCAGGAAGCGCGGATTGCCGCCTGTGGTTAATTCTAGTGTCTATGTGCCACCCGGGGCGCAACGTCATGCCTATGCCCTTGCAAGGCGTTTGCTGTCCGATGCTTTTCCTTCCTTGGCTGAATTCAATGGCGATGATCGCAAATCATCCATTGAGGAAGCCGAAAACTACTTGGACGATCTAGCCAAGAATGATGCCGATTCGGATGATCCGGGCGCATCCAGCTTCGCTTACTCTTCCGCATCCTCATTCCGATATGGTGGATCCGCCGTAATGGATTTCTCAACTTCCCCATGAGCATCATTCGACAGATCGTGGAAAGCATCGCCAAGAGATTGGCGGATCATGATTATTTCCGGACTGTCCCGAAGATCCCTGTGCTTGTTGAGGATGCGAAAGATGTCGAGAAATCAATCCTTAACGCAATGCAGACTGCCGGGGCGTTCGTGCTAGTCAACTTCGATGGTGCCGATACGGATTCTGAAAACACTCCCGGACCATATTTGAGCGATTCATCATTTAAAGTGATTGTTTCGGAAATTCCTTCTCTTTGGCGCTCCCGGGGATCAAGGCAGCCATCATGCACCGAAATTGCTGAAGCTATCTGCCGTCTCATTCATCATCATCAACCGCTAGATTCCGAAGGGCTTGCATTATCTGGCGGAGTTTTGTTATTCGATTCAATGTCGCAACAAGCGAACGAATCGATGCTCCAGCAAGTCCTGACATTCAGAATACCAATTGGATTAACCAACACAGACCCAGAAAGATAAAATTATGGCAACATTTGATAGAGCAACAATCGTTCGAGGCCCATGTAAGATCGGTTACGATGGAGCGACATTCTACTCCAAGGGTGGCGTTTCGCTGACCATGACCAACTCGACCTTTGACAAGGAAACCGATGCCTATGGCATTGTTGGCAAGGCAAAGACAGACTTCCAAGTTGTTGTTGAG